GCTGATTCCTTAGTAGCGCAAAAGCATGCTACTGCAAGCGAGCATTTGCTTGCGAATCAGATTGCATCACTTATTCGTAAATACCCTTACCCGAAGCATCTGAATCCTTTTGATCCAGAGGCCAAGGCGAGGGATACCTTCGCTAAATACGAAGACGTATGTCGACGTATGAACGAAAGGTTCTCTAACCAGGATTCGTTCTGGCTAGAGAGTCAGTTTAGATCCGAGTTCCAACAAATGTACCGATTTTGTCGGTACGTTTTGGGGGATTCTCCTGATCTTGCTGACATTTACAGTAAGTGTTACTTTGGTCCAGGAGCAAGTGTCGGGGTCCACGGCAATGCGACCAATCTTAAGCGGAAGATTGCTTCTGAATGGTCCGTGTCTCCGAGTGCTTTCTTACTAGCACGCTCAGCTGTACTTAACAACTGGCACCTTGTTGAGCTTTTGGCTCGCAAGAATGTCGGTGGTTACGTATGTCTGGATCCTGAACTTCTTTACCAGAAGTTTAAGGATAGGTGTGCTATCAGAGCATATAACAAACTAGCCTTTGTCCCCAAGACTGCTACGACCTTTAGGTCGATTGCAGTTGAACCGCTCCTTAATGGATATGTGCAGACAGGTATCGATCAGGTTCTTCGCGGTAGATTGCGTCGAATCGGGATCAACCTTTCTGACCAAGCCATTAATTCTGAGATGGCCCGACAAGGGTCACTTTCAGATGGAGATGATAGTTTTGTGACGATTGACCTTTCAAGTGCTAGCGATAGCATTTCGATTGGCCTTTGTCGCTTGCTGTTACCTCCTGACTGGTTCGAGTTGTTAAATTCGATCCGGTCGTCGAGCTACGCGGATGGTACCAAGGTTACAAGGTACCATAAGTTTTGCTCGATGGGGAACGGTTTCTGTTTCCCACTTGAAACGCTGTTATTCACTGCAGCTTGCGCTTCCTTAAACTGTGGTAAAGCCGGCGTAGACTATCATGTTTACGGCGACGATATCATTGTTCGGAAGAGGTTCGCTACTAAGCTTATCTCGTTATTACAAGAGATGGGCTTTGAGGTGAATAGCAAAAAGACCTTCTTAGAAGGTCCTTTTCGCGAATCATGTGGAACAGATTGGTATAACGGGGTCGATGTTCGACCCTTCATTTTGGATTTCGAGCTGAATGAACTTAGCTCGTTATTCAAAATTCTCAATCTTTCAAAGAGAAGTTCATTGACAACAATGTTCTTCTCTGGTGTAAGTTCCTTCTTAAAGGGACTTATACCGGATAACCTTAAGTTCTGGAGGCCCTTGGCAGGGCCTTCGGATACGGCGGTTACCGTTGAGAGAGATGAGTTCATGTCTTCTCCCTTCGCTAAATGGTCGCGAGACCTTCAGTGTTGGGAGTGGACGGAACTCATTCACCGACCGGTTTGTGACCGGGGTGACTTGAGAGACAGTGATTTATCACTGTTGATGGCGGCTTTGAGGGGAAGTTCTTCCTCATCGCCGTTCGTTATACGTCGCAAGACGAGGACAGGCGTACGCCGAGTGGCTTACGCTTAGCTACATGAAAATGTAGTGGCGCTTAGTCTCCTTTAGTTAGGTGATTAAGTTATCCACGCTCACTTCGCGCGGTCTACTGCGCATGTGAGTGGGGCTCTGGGTAAGAACTCAACAAAAC